CATAACTCTTGAGGACACTAATGGTAATCGTAAGCTCTATAAGAAGCGATATGAAGAGAAGATCGATAATGTTGCGGCTATGATGGATGCTTACGTAGCTTACAAACTAGCAAAGGATGATTTCGAATGATTTATGATGGTATAATATTTAAACCTCCACTTAATGAATTATATCATAATGGTGTACGAGGTCAAAGATGGGGTGTACGTAATGGACCTCCTTATCCGTTAAAAGTCGGAGCACATTCTAAATCAGAGATAAGCGCAGGTTGGCAAAAAAGTGTTAAATCTATAGATACTAAGACTGGAGGATTTATTAATCCTAAACATATTAAATCCAAAAGTTTTCATGATTCTGAAGTAACGTTGGCGAGAGGACAAAATAATAGCGTTCAAGAAATAGAGAGAAGAGTTCGTAGAGATGGATCATATTCATATCCAACACCTGCAAAAGTTATTAAAGATTTTGCTAATGATCTAGGTAAAAATCCATATGAAATGGAACCAGAAGATTTCAATGAAGCAACAAAACACGTTAATCCTAATTATGGAGAAAGAGGAACAACCAATAATTGCACAAGAGTTGCTGCAGCTATGGAATTAAGAAATAGAGGATATGACGTTATAGCAGCAAGATCACATACAGGTGCTTCTGCATTTGAGTATGAAACATGGTTTAAAGGAGCTAAAACAAAAGGATATTCAAGTTCAGATGAATGTATGAGAGATTTACTAAAACAAGGCGATGGAGCTTCTGGGTCTATAAATGGATATTTTGGTGAAGGTCTTGGTAGTGGTTCTGGAGGACATGCTTTACATTGGTCTATAAATGGAAGACATGTTGAAATACAAGATGGACAAAATGGTGAAACTTTTGGTAGTTTTAAAGAAGCGTGGGATCATTATGGATTTAATAATGGTGCATGCTTCGCTACAAGATTAGATAATTGCGAACCAGATTGGGATGTTATGGATGAAGATTCTGTATTTGGAATCGGATCTAATAGAGGAACTAGAAAATGGCGCCAAAATGGTAAAATATTTGATAATTTTTAGAGGATTATTTATGAATAACTTGATTATAGAAAAAATAAAAAATCAGATATTAAAAAATAAAGATGGTCTAATATTAAATCACATTTATGATTATGGAGACAACTGGCTAGTATCTGTAAAAACCAAGAAAGATTCAGATCTTATGGACCCTTATTATATAGCTAATAAGAAAACTTTGAAACTTGAATCTTTTGCAATGTTGAATGATCTTCCAGGATTTAATAAAGCATTGAAAAATAAAGTTTACTAAGGAGAATCATTATGCAACAATATACACCAACACCAGATTTTTATAATGATTACATTCAACACTTCAATCCTTTCCACGATCCTAGAAATGGTCAATTCACAACAGGACGCGGAGGAGGATCTATATATTATTCATCGTTGCCTAGAAAAGTTGCAGCAAAAAATGTAGCCGCAGACAATCAAGACATGTTTAATGATATTTTATATAGAAATAAATATGGAAAAGATAAAGTAGAGAAGAAGAAAGCGATGAAAGATTTTAAAAAAGCTGTTCGAGAATTATCTAATGAATTTAGTGTTCCTAATAATATAGTTGAAAAATATGCTAAAAGAGGTTTCGAAGATAGAGAACGTTATATAGAAGATTCTAAAAAACAAGCTGAAAATAACAATAAGATAGCGGGATCTGATTTCGATGGAGATGGAGCTAGAGTTGCTAAACAAAAAGTAAAAGATCTTAATAAAGATATTAAAAAAGTATATAAAGTAGCGGGATCTGATTTCGATGGAGATGGAGCTAGAGTTGCTAAACAAAAAATAGATAATGAAGTAAAAAGAGCTAGAAAAACAGGAATGTATAATATGGAATTTCTTGAGAGAAATTTAGATCTAGATCCAGAAACAGAAACACAACTTAAAGGTAAAGCTCTTGATGACGCTTATAGAAAGTTTTTAGAAGACGAATTAAAGAAAAACAACAAGTAACTAAAAGAAGCGCACTCACATTAAAAGGAGGAAACACCAAATATGCAGCCTAAAAATTTTAAGGATAAAATTACATCAGAATTAGATGCTTCATGCGATTATATGAAAGAAGCTATAAATTATTTAAAATCTTATCCTAAATGGTCTAAAAATTTTAATAGAATGGCTGAAGATAGATATCAGCATGCCGAAGAACTATATAAAATGTTTATGGAACTTTATATAGACACAAAAGACCAAGATGCATATATGAATTCTATAAGAGATGCAATAATCGAAACGTTTGCAACTAAAACCAGATATATAGATGGCTATAGAGCAACTTACGATTTAATTGTTGGTTCGGAGGAGACACAAGATGAGCGAGATATTACAGACGGATGAATCGGTTAGATTGTATGAATATGAGCCATACAAACCCGATCTTGATGATTATGTTGCCCACTTCAATCCATTTCATGATCCTAGGAATGGACAGTTCACTTTTAGAAGAGGCGGCGGAGGAAGTGTAACAACAGCAAAGAAAAAATCTTTAGGTCAGAGAATACATGATCATAGAGTTAATAAAAAGAGAAAAGCTTCTTTAGAAAAAGCACGAGCTACCAGAGCAAAAAATATAGAGACTAGGAAAGCAGAAGCTAAATCTAAAGAAGATATTGAGAAAATGAGAGAAGAAGCTATAAAGAAAAATGATCTCGTTACTATGTATAAAAATGCTGATAAATTTTCTAGAAATGAAATAGAGAATGCATTAAATAACAAACAGACATTAGATAGATTAGCTTCAGAAGTTGAGAAAATGACTCCAAAACCAGTAGTTAAAGAAAGTGCTGGTAGGAAGATGGCTAGAACTGCTAAGGAATCTGTAAAAAGAGGATTGGGAAATGCTGCTAAATCAACATTAACAACTGTTGCTGAAAACGCTCTTAAGATGACCGCTCAAGAGTTAGTTACAAGAGCTGCCGGCGGAACAAAGACTGAATTTAGTAAATTATCACCAGATAAAAAGAAGCAGATAATTATGCAGTTATTTAGGGAGAAGAAGAAATGACTTATGATTATGTTAGTATCAAACCACCTTTAAACGAAGACACTTTAGCTCATTATGGCGTTAAAGGCATGAAATGGAAAAAGCGCCTTAAAGGAAAATATTATAAAACTAAGAGTAAGATTCAGGGAGCGTTAGCAAATACCAAAGGAAAAAATCCAATTCCAGAAGATTTTCTACCAGGTTTGGAGAGGCTCGATTCTCAATATTATTTAACTAAAAAGAAGATGTATGGACGAGCTAATTTCTTATCTGGTCAGGAAGGAGCTAAAAGAGTAAGACTACTAAATTAAATATTAAACAAAATCGGGTCTACATTAAAAAGGATCGACCTAATCATTTATCAGGTCAAACTGGTTCTAGAAAGATCACAACTACAAAAGTAAGAAAAAGGAGAAAAATAGCATCTTCAAAATAAGGAGTAAACTATGGGTTTAGGTGAAAGACTTAAACATAGTTGGAATGCATTTATAAATCCTATAGAAAGTTTTAAATACGATTATGGAAGAGCGTCATATATCAATCCTAATAATGTTAGAATGACATCTAGCAATGTGCAATCTATTGTGATGCCTGTGTATAATCGTATAGCTTTGGATGTAGCAGCTTTAGATTTTAAACATGTTAGATTAGACAATTCAAACGAACGCTTTGAAGAAGTAGTGGATGACGGTTTGAATAGATGTCTAACATTAAATCCAAATAAAGATCAAATATCAAACAATTTTATACAGGATGTTGTATTAAGTATGTTTGATGAAGGAGTAGTTGCTGTAGTTCCTACAGATACAACTATAAATCCTAAACAATCTGATGGATTTGATATAAATGAAATGCGAGTTGCCAAAATAATACAATGGTATCCAGACTATGTAAAGGTAAAGATTTATAATGATAAAACCGGGGAAAAACAGGATATGATGTTTCCTAAATCTATGATATCTATCATTGTTAACCCGTTTTATGTAGTCATGAATGAACCAAATTCAGTTGCTAAACGTCTTATAAGAAAACTTAATATCCTGGATGTAATAGACGAGCAATCCGGATCTGGTAAATTAGACATGATTATACAGCTACCTGGCGTCATTAAGACTGAAGCTAGAAGAAAAGCCGCAGAAGATAGGCGAAGAAATATTGAGGATCAGTTAGCTGGTTCTAAATATGGAATAGCTTATATCGACGGTACAGAGAAAATAACACAGTTAAATAGATCTATAGAGAACAATCTACTTAATCAGATTACATTCTTAACGAGTATGCTATACAGCCAGTTCGGAATAACTGAAGAAGTATTGAAAGGGACCGCGGATCAACAAACTATGTTAAATTATCATAACAATACCGTTGTACCTGTAGCCACAGCTATTGTAAAATCAATGTTATGTAAATTCATTAGCAAAACTGCAAGAACTAGACACCATTCTATAATGTATTTCAAAGATCCATTCAGAAATACGCCGGTTAGTCAGATTGCAGATATGGCTGATAAGTTTACTAGAAATGAAGTAGCTTCATCTAATGAAATGAGGTCTGTAATTGGTTGGAAGCCAATAGACGATCCAAGAGCTAATGAGTTGAGAAACAAGAATCTTAATGCTGAAGCTGGATATGATCCTATGACAACAACTGATTCAGAAGAAAACGAGGAAGGAGGTAATATGGCCGGTCTGCCAGGAGACGTTGGCAAATTAAAACTTTCCGAGTTAAGAAATTTGGTACAAAAGCAATAATTAAAGGAGGAAGACTTCAAAATGAGTAGGAAGAATTTTGATTTTAGTGGTTGGGCTACTCGAAACGATATTGAATGTGCCGATGGTTTGACCATTCGTCAGGATGCTTTCGCTGATTGTGACGGTATAAAAGTACCATTAGTATATATGCACGATCATAAAGATCCTGAAAATGTTTTGGGTCATGCTATACTCGAAAATCGTGAAGATGGAGTATATTGTTATGGCTCATTTAACGATACCGAAAAAGGTCAGATGGCTAAAGCCCTTGTAGCGCATGGAGATATTACATCGCTTTCGATCTTTGCTAATCAGTTAGTAAAGAGAGGTAAAGATGTTCTTCATGGTGCAATAAGAGAAGTATCGCTTGTTCTTGCAGGAGCAAATCCTGGAGCAACTATAGATTTTCCTGTTCTCCAGCATTCTGATGGATCATATGAAGATATAGAAGATGAGGCTATAATTAGTTATAAACAGCCACTTTCCATGTCTGATGAATTAGCTCATTATTTCGATGATGAAGAAGAACTTTATCACGATGATGTTGATGAAGAACCTGAAGAAGTTGAGGATGAAGAGCCAGAAGAAGAAGTTGAGGACGAAGAATCCGAAGAAGACGACGAAGTTACAGTTGATGATGTTATAGATTCTATGACTGAAGAACAGCAGCAGGTTGTTAGTGATTTAATGGACCTTGCATATCAGCAAGGAATAGAGGAAGCTTCTGGTGAAGAAGTAAAACAGTCTTACATGAATGAAGGAGGAGACACAATAATGCATAAGAATGTTTTTGAGAAATATGAAGATGATAAGGTTCTGCAGCACGGTATAGATGTTGAGGAAGCTACCAACATACTTAGCGAAGCTAAGAACAACGGTCAGTCGCTTAAGGCTACATCACTTGCTCATAGTATTGAGGATATTGACTGGCTTTTCCCTGAAGCTAAAACGGCTTCACCTACACCCGAGTGGATTAAGAGAGATACTGGTTGGGTATCTGGAGTACTTAACGGTGTTCATCATACTCCTTATTCTCGTATTAAGAGTCGCTTCGCCGATATTAGAGAAGACGAAGCTAGAGCTCGTGGATACATTAAGGATGAGTACAAGAAAGAAGAGACCTTCTCGCTGCTTAAGAGAACAACTACACCTCAGACAATTTACAAGAAGCAGAAACTCGATCGTGATGATATAATTGATATTACGGATTTCGATGTAGTAGCTTGGATCAAGGCTGAGATGAGAATGATGCTTGACGAGGAAATAGCTCGTGCTATCATGATCGGTGACGGAAGACTTGCGTCTTCAGAAGATAAGATTAAGGAAGAGAATATTCGTCCTATTTGGAAGGATGACGAGCTTTACTCTGTAAAGGTTAAGGTTACTTATGCAGCAGGCGCTGATGATAATGCTAAGGCACAGGCTAACATTAAGGCTCTTATTAAGAACCGTAAGCTTTACAAGGGTAGCGGAAATCCGAAGTTCTACACAACAGAGGATGTTCTCGCTGATATGCTTCTTATCACAGATACAACTGGTAGATTCATTTATGAGTCTGTTCAGAATCTTGCTAACAAGCTTCGTGTATCTGAGATTGTTACTGTTCCGGTATTTGATAACCAGACAAGACAGGAAGGTGGAAAGACATACGCTCTTCTTGGTATTATGGTTAACCTTGCAGACTACAATGTAGGTGCTGATAAGGGCGGAGCAATCAACATGTTTGATGACTTCGATATCGATTACAACAAAGAAGTATATCTGATCGAAACAAGGATCTCCGGTGCACTTACAGTTCCGTTCTCTGCATTGGTTCTTGAGACAGAAGTAGCTAACGGTTAATTTGATTTATAAGGAGGAATAATCTTATGAAGATTTTCGGTAAAGGTTCTCAGAAGTATGCGACAGAAGTACTTTATGTTAATAGTAGCAAGCTGTACTTCGACGCAGCTCATACAAAAGAAGTAAAGAGAGCAGATGTTAAGAAGCTTATGCCTAGTCAGGTTGTTGTTGCTAGTGCAACAGCTTATGATGCTGTAACATCTATTCTTATTGATGGTTCGAAGGTTGTAGTTGGAGAGACACAGTACTCAGTAGCTGAATAAGACCTTCAAAATAAGGAGTAAATTATGAGATATTATGGAAAAATCGGCTACACTGAAAATGTAGAGAAGAAACCAGGATTAATCGAACAGCATATAGTGTTCAAGCCATCTAAAGGTGATGTTGTAAGAAATTATAAACGGAACCAGGATGGTTCTAAAGTTAATTCGGATATTGTAATTAATGACTCTATAAGCATTGTAGCCGATCCATATGCTCGTGAGCACTTCTTTAATATTAAATGTGCAGAATGGCAAGGAGCTTTATGGAAGGTTTCTTCTGTAGAAGTACAATATCCTAGACTTATATTAGAATTAGGAGAAGTGTATAATGAAGAAGTGGACTGAACTACAAGAAATACTTCAAGGCATTATTGGTGATAAAGGAAAAGCATATTTCCAACCACCAGAAAGCCTTAAATTGAAATATCCTTGCATAGTGTTTAATAGAACTAATGCACTAACTAATTATGCTGATAATAAGCCTTATCAGATAACAAAAAGATACACAATAACGTTAATGACAAAAACGGCAGACAATGATGAATTTGTTGATCAATTGCTACAGTTACCGATGTGTACATATGATAGACAATTTATCAATGATAACATTGTTCATGATGTTTTTAACATTTATTTTTAAGGAGGACAAAACATGTCTAAAATAGTTTGGGATGCTGTCGGTGAGCATAAATATGAAACCGGTATAGATCATGGCGTACTTTATCCCATGAATGTTTCTACTGGAGCATATGATAATGGTGTGGCTTGGAATGGACTTACATCAGTTTCAGAGTCTCCTTCAGGTGCTGAGTCTAATCCTCAGTATGCTGATAATATTAAGTATCTTGATCTTATGTCTGCAGAGGAATTTGCAGCCACAATCGAGTGCTTTACATATCCTAAGGAATGGGAAGAGTGTGACGGATCTGCTTCACCTCTTGAGGGTGTTAACGTTTATCAGCAGACAAGAAAGACTTTTGGTCTCTCATACAGAACCAAGATTGGTAACGATGTAAATCCGGATGCTGGTTATAAGCTTCATCTGGTATACAATTGTAAGGCTACACCTTCAGAGAGAGCTTACAATACTGTAAATGATTCTCCTGAAGCACTTAGCTTCTCATATGAAGTATCAACAACCCCTATCGAGGTTCCTGGTTATAAGAATACATCTCTTATGACGATTGATAGCACAAAGTTTGTTACAGATGCAGCTAAGGCTCGTCTTGCAGCTCTTGAGTCGATTCTTTATGGAACAAACTCAACACCTGGTTCAGCTGCTGTATATGAAGAGGATACGGAAGCAGTATTCAATCCTTCAAAGACATATTACACCAAAACCGGCGATGTCTACACAGCATTTGATATCTTTGAAGTAACGTCTGATACATCATTTGATGCTGGTAAGACATACTATGAGAAGAATGGTGATGTTTACACAGTTACTGCTGATTCAACAATGGATGAATCAAAGACATACTATACGATAAAGGATAAGACAGGAACATACTACACACTTAAGACACCTGCAGTTCCTGCAACGGAAGCAACGAATCCTCGTCTTCCTCTTCCTGCAGAAGTAATTCAGATCCTTAGCGAGAATAACGGCTGATAATACTTCAAAATAAGTAGGTTTTGTGAAGGGGCTTCTTAATTGAGGCCCCTTTTATCATGAAAGGAGATTTAATATGTTTAATCATACTATTAAGTATACGGATTACAATGGACAGGAAAGAAGTGAGCAGTTTTACTTCAATCTTTCAAAAGCAGAATTGATGGAAATGGAGCTTAGTACCCAGGCTGGCGTTGAAGAAATGATAAGAGTCCTTATTGCAACTAATGATAATGCTAGAATTGTTAAGGTATTTAAGGATCTTATTCTTAAGTCTTACGGTATTAAGTCAGAAGATGGTAGAAGATTCATTAAGTCTGATGAGCTTAGAAATCAGTTTGAACAATCTGAAGCATATAGTGAGTTCTTTATGCAGATGGTTGCTAATGAGGATAATCTTCAGACTAAGTTTATAAATGGTGTAATATCTGGAACGAATGTTCCTAATATGGATGAAAAAGAAGCTATAAATAAGCTTAAAGAATTAGGATATGATACAACAGCTATTGAGAATGCAGCAGCTAATAAGTCAGCAGATGTTGTATCTATAGATTCTGCAAAAGAGTCGTCAGATTCTAATTCATAATGCCTAAAATCATAACAGTACCTGAGCAAGAAATGTTTAATAATAAAACACAGGAATTCTATACTACTAAATCGGCGACGTTTAAGATAGAACATTCCTTGGTTTCAATAGCCAAATGGGAATCCAGATGGCATGTAGCATTTTTGGATGACAAAGTTGAAAAAACAAATGAGATGATGTTGGATTACATTAAATGTATGACAATATCCCAAAATGTTGATCCAGATGTCTACAAACATTTAACTCCTGAAAACATTAAAGAGATTAATGATTATATAGGAGATCCGATGACCGCTACAAAATTTGTTGAAGACAATAGATCAGTTGGCAGGAGCGAGTTTGTTACTAATGAACTTGTGTACTATTGGATGATTGCTCAGAATATACCTCTGGAATGTGAAAAATGGCATTTTAATCGTTTAATGACCCTTATAAGAGTATGTGCTGAAAAGAATAAAGAGCCTAAAAAGATGAATAAACGAGACATACTTAATCGTAACAGAGCATTGAACGAGGCTAGAAAGAAAGCCCATAAGACTAGAGGTTAAATTATGATACGAGTTAAAGTAAAAGGAGATTGGGATAAAACAACTAAATGGTTGGATAACATAATCTCCAGACATAATTTTAAAGTTATGGAAAAGTACGGTAGAGAGGGTGTAGCAGCCCTCTCCGCCGCAACTCCAGTTGATACAGGTTTAACTGCTTCATCTTGGGATTATCGAATCGATCAAAATGAGCAGGGTATTTCATTGGTTTTTATAAATTCTAACAAAACCAAAACAAACATACCAATTGCTATACTTCTTCAGTATGGACATGGAAATGGACGAGGTGGTTATGTTAGAGGTAGGGATTTTATAAATCCTGCAGTTCAGCCAGTATTTGATAAATTGGTTGAAGATTTGTGGAAGGAGGTAATTGTTCAGTGAGTCAAGTTGATGACAGAATAGTAGCTCTAGAATTTGACAATAAACAATTTGAATCCGGAGCTAAGCAAAGCCTCCAGACTATAGAAAATCTTAAAAGTTCTATGAAATTTGACGATATGTCAAAGAACTTAGCAGATTTTAGTAAAAAAGCAACAAAAGATTTAGATTTAACGAAAATTGGAAGTGCTGTAGAAGCGCTTAGAGATAGATTTTCAGCAAGCGGAATCGCGGGAATAGAAGTTATTAAACGACTTACAAATTTCGCGATGGATGCTGGAAAAAAGATAACACATACTCTTGCTAAACCATTTGATATAATGATAACAGGTGGTAAATCAAGGGCGGCAAATA